GTGATTCAGAGCCAACTTTAAAAAAAAGCTGGGGGAGTATCCCCCCCTAGCTGGGGGAGTATCTATTTATGCCCTAAAACGATGGGACATGATTATTTATGGTATGCCGTATTATTTATCACACGGCGAGATATATTTTACCAATAAAGTTGTTAATATTCCTACGGTAGCAGTTGAAACAATAGCCACCTTGCCCTTAAATTCAGCCTTAGCTTTTTCTTGCTCTGCTAATTCTTTATCGGTTGAATTTTGACGCTTAAGCCCCTCGGTGTGATTAGTCATTAGACTTAAAAGCATAGTACTTATTCCCGTTAAGTCTGGCTGTCTTGCTGCTTCTGGCATATCAATAACAACATGAGAAGGAGACACTTTTTGTTTAACTTCTTCTAAGGCTGGATTACTTTGAGAGCTTAAAAGCGCTAAAGCAGCTTGTATGACATCTATTTTTTTAGGTGTAATGGGAGCTTCTGAGGCAAACAAGCTTAAACAAAACCAGAAAATCAAAAACATAATATTCCCTTTCATAAAAGTCGTGACTATTCAGTAATCCACTTCGTTACAGTCGTAACGGAACCGGAGCGGAACCGGAGCGGAGTAATGCTCCTCCAAAAATTCGAGGTGCGACCCGTAAGGGTACCCATCGGGTACAACTTTAGAACTTTTATCGGGCAGGTAGAGAAGCCGACTCAACCCGACTGAAAACTTGACAACCGTAAGAAACCGCCAAGCCAAGGCTATTTGCACCGTCTATTAAAACCGAGGAGTATTACTCCTCCAATGCTCCTCCAATACTCCTCCAAAAGTTCGATAGTAACCTATAAGGGTACCCATCGGATACATATTCTTTAACAAAACGCGGAAAACCGCGGAAAAAACGCGGAAAACCACGGACAAAGTGACATTTAATTTTGGCACCCCAGCGGGGAATCGAACCCACGATTGCTACCGTGAAAGGGTAATGTCCTGACCAATTAGACGACTGGGGCGTAACTTACTTACGTTTCTTTTTAGCTATGGCAATTGCTATGGCAATAGTTCTTTTGGGATTCTTTATTATCCTGCCGCCTTTGCTTCCACTACCTAGCTCTTTATCTCTAAACTCTTTCATTAACTTAGAACTCTTAGCTTTACGTTTAAGTTTTTTCTTAGGCAAAATTAAATTATTACCTAAAAGACCTTGCAATATGTTTTTCATATCTTAACCTTTTACTTCATCATTAGGCATAATCAATTTTTCAGCAAATCTGCTAGCATTGAAAACTTCATGAATATATTCTTCTGGTAAGTTACTAATAGCCATATGATTTTCATTGATCATTTTACTATCTGCAATTTCTTGAGCGCGTGGATTGATAGCACTGTAAAAAGCTTTTTGCATACTTGAAGAAGATTTGTGTTTCATATTCTTTCCTTTTTAATTAGGGAGGACTAGCCTCCCCTCATCATTTTTGTCTATCAATATTTTGATAATCAATAATTTTATCTTCGCTGGACAAATTACTTTTAACTTTTTGTGCGCGAGGCTTTTTACCTTTTGAGTCTCCTAAAATATTATAAGCAATCTTAGTTGCTTTACTATTTTGTCTAGGTGCCTGTGCCATAATTAGTCCCTATTGATTAATTGATTAATATTGAGAAGGAAAAGAACCTTTTTTCCTTTTTCCGCCCATAACATCACCACGAATTTGTGTATCAATTCCTTTGATATTATCGTTTAAATCATAAGAATCATGAGAACATTTAGGATATTCTTTCATGATAACTTGCTGTGGAAGGTTAGCGATTGCGCTTCTATCTTCACTTATCATACCTGCGTCGCTAGATTCCATCTTGTTGCGTGAACTTTGATTAGAATAAAGATCGTCGTTGTTATAATATTTTTTTGCCATTTGTGAAACTCCTAAGAAACGATGGGTTTTTCCATCAGGTTGTTTCCTCTATCTTCAGAGGTTTGTACTATATTAGCTTGTTCATTATCTTTTAAAACTTTTTGTAACTGAAGAAGTTTTTCGATATGTTTAATATCCATACCCTCAAGTTCTTTGATTGCTCTAGTAAAGTTTAATAATGCTTGCTGATCATCTTTAGACGCTTCAGCCATACGTTCTACAGCCATTGCCTTATTATCTTCAATGCGTGAAATTCTTTCAGCTCCGAGCTGTAAATTAGCTTGTGCTTGAGCGTCGGCTAATCTTACTTGAGACTGTTGTAAATCGGTTGAATTTTTCAATTGTAAGTTTTGTAACTCGATAGATTTTTCTTGTTGCTTAATAGTATTTTCTATTATTTTGTTTTTGTTTTGTATGGTTGAAGCTTCTAATAAATCTAAATCGCTAATCATTACACCAGCTTGTTTTAACTGCAACATTTGAGAGAATTGCATTTGTCTTTGTGTAGTAGTATTTAAACCATCTTCAACAGCAATATCATAGTTACCAAAATTTTTATTATAAAACTCTTGGGTAGGTTCTTCTTCGATAATTCTTTTAACTTTTCCGGGTGTGTAGTTCAACTGCATTAAATCAATCATTATTCTACCAAGATGTTTTTGACTAGCATCAAGTTGATCAAATAAGTTTTGCAATGTCGTAAGCCCAGCCCCTTGCCTTAAAGCTGAAAGTATGCCCGCCTTGTCGTCTATCGCTGAGCCTAATAACTCTTCGTTTACGCCTGATATTTCTTGTATCTCACGGGCTAACGATTCTGAAAGTTGAATCATAGAAGGCGGTACTTGAGGAGCTTCTATTCTTTGGACGTCTGTCATTTGAGCGGTAGCCTTTAAAGCTAACCCTCTACCCTGACCAGTTAAATACACATCGTCAGGATTAATTAAAGCATCTTCTTTATATATCCAACCTGAATTAATTTGGCTTTCTAAGATGTCTAATTCAGCTATTTTTCTTCGGTTATAAAGATACTGAGCATCTCTTAAACCACGCACAACGCCCTGAATTCTATAAGGGAAGTATGGCAACTGCGGATTATAATAACCAAGCACAGGGACAAAAGGGTAATAGTCTGAACCAGTAGGGTTATAGTCATTAAAAAAAACTTTACCTTGAACTACAATGGCAAGTTTAACAGAAGGAACTTCTTGCTCTATAACTGTAACGCTTGGATAGGTTTGTAAAAACAATTTAAGTTTATCTTCTTCTAAAGATTTCCATTCAAACGTTTCGCCTGTTTCTGTGTCTACTAATAGTTTTTGTTTTCTAAAGTCTCTGTAATAAAATTGATCATAAGTTAATAGGTTCTTCATGCTATAGTTATAAGACTCTGGCATAAACTGAAACTTAGCATCACGACCACCACCATAAGGATTACCAACCATACCGGTAATTTCCTCGGCATGATCTGGCAATAAAGATAAAACTTCTCTTTTAGTTAAATAAGCTCTTTTCCAAATGCCGTTGCAATCGCTAAGATCGTGCTTCTTAAAGAATGGGTCAATTAAGAACTCATTATAACTGCAATTGTCTACCTTAATGTTTCCGGAGATTGGGTCTTTTCTATAATCAACATAGACATGTAATAAATTCATGCCTGTAATGGTAGCCCCTTCAAACGCTTCGGAAATTGTTTCTAAGATATTCTCTTGCCTAGAATTCCACATCAACACTTTAGTTATTTGGTCGGCAGTCTCGTTGTCTGAGTTTTCCACTGGTGTAGCAATAATAGATTTACGGTTTCGCCTCTGATGCCCAGAAATCATATTAACTACTCGTCTAATTCTGTTAAAATTAAACATTTTTCTTCTATTGGCTGGCAAGTTTCCGTAAAGATCAGCGTATAAAGTTTGGTCTCCACTATAGAAACGCAAATCAGTATCAGCCTCACCCCAAAAAGATTGATTAATAGTAATACTTTCTGCGTAAAAAGCCTCCATACGTTTTAATATATCTTTGTCGTTTTCATTGTAATACTCAGGTGACAATTGAGGGAATAACATAAAGTGAATCTCCAGTTATAAACTTTTTTTTTATAATATATTTCATTCGTAGTTTATTACAAAAATGTATTGACATTTATGTTTTTATGATACATAATGAGTACATAAGAAACAAAACAAAACAAAGAGTAATAAAATGGCATCAATAAGAAATAGTGAATCCCCTTGTATTATAGTTAAACCTTATCCGGTAAAAATAGCCGAAGAGCATGACGAAGAATACGACGAAGCAGATGACTATATTGATATAGAGACACGAAATATTAATAATGTTCAGGTGTCTGCTGATAATGATTTTTTTTATTTGATTGGCGAATTAGATGATAAAGAAATTGAAATCAAATTTTCACTTAAAAATTTAGAACATCTTAAAAAAATAAGTTGTGGCGTATTTATTAAACAAAACAAAGAGTAATAAAATGGCAAAAGTAAAAAATAGTGAATTCTTTGACGACATACTTGAAGCAGAAGAATTAGCAGAAGCTAAAAGAACTGAAAGCTCTGTAGATAAAGAAATTGAATTAATGAAATCTAAATTGTCAATTGATGACTTAATTGCTAAATATGTATCATTAAAAGTATCTAAAATAGACATAAAAGAAAAAACTGGCGATTGTCCTTTTACAGACTGCACAGGTGAAGGAGCAAAAAACAATTGGTATATAAAAGTTCAAGATATGGGTCCATTTATAGTAAATCAAGTTAATGGAATGTTTTGTTGTTTTGATTGCGATAAAGAAGGCGATCATATTGCTTTCATTTCAACAATGGAAAAACTAACACCAAAAGACGCATTTAATTTTATAATCACAAAATATAATCTAGATATCCCATACAAAACTATAACTAAAAGCTAAAGACTAAAAGGATTAAAAAGATGAAAACAAAACCAAAAATTAATAAAAAATTAATGGAATCGCTTTGGTTTGATCAAGATAAAGGCTTTATATTTTCTAATAGTTCAGGATTTGAGACTGTTGCAGGGTTTCAATGTACTTTTTCGTATAATGTTTTTTACGGTGAGATTGGTTATCTTGTTTTAAGTATTCAAGAACACTTTAGGCCTGAAAGCGAAAACGAAATAATTGTATTTTTAGAATATAATGAAGAAACAAACAAGATAATAGGCAAATACTCAATTTTAAAAGATCGTGTGATAGAAAATAGAGAACGTTTATTTTACAAAATAGAAAATAGGTTTAACGAGTCTATAGATGATTTAAATTGCGGTTATAGCATTGAGTTTTAAAATTAAAGAGAATAAAAATGGCAAAAACTTTAGAGCAATGTACTTGTGAAGAACATGTTGAAGGATTAAAGATTAAAAATATAGCGATTGCTGTTAATGATACCGAATTATTTATACGTGGAGACTATGAAGCTATCACAGTGGAAGACGGTGAAATTGAACTAAGTATTTTGTTTAAGGCTATCCAAGACGCTAGAGATAAGTACCAAAAAGACAAAGCAAAATATAACTAAAATGACAACAATAAAAGACGACAAAGTCAAAGCAGTAAAAGTTAAAGAAGATGAAGAAATTTATATAGAATCGCAAAATATCAATAACATTAGAGTGTTTATTGAAGACGGCTTCTTTTGGGTAATTGGCGAACACTATGGTGAAGAAGTTGTAATTAAACTTTCACTTAAAAATTTAGAACTTGTTAAAAAAAGAAGTGACGGCGTATTTAGTGAAATAGGCAAAAATATTAAATTGTAGTTACGAACTGACATATAACTAAGTGGTGAAGTTCTTTTTATTCTTATTATAAATAATCTATGAAAAGGATTTATAAAAATAAAGAAAATTATCGTTATGCACGCGAACTTCACCACTTAATTTTACTTACAATACTCTAAAATACTTTCAAAGTCTATCAAAAAACAATCTATCTCTTCCGGGTCTCCCCTAAACAAAAACGATATTCTATTGTCTTTAATATTGGCAATCATTTTAAATTTTCTACTAACATAATTAAATTCTTTTTCAGTAATTAGCAAAGCATATTCTTTACTTAAGTTAGCCATACAACAAGCTAACAAGTAGTATTCGTACTTGCTTTGAATCTCATAGTCTTCAGCAAAACAATAATCTTTTATTATGATTGTTGTTGTTTTAGCTTCTACTGTAATCAAACCAAATGCTAATAATAAGACGTAAATTAATTTCATTGTTTTCCAAAATGTTTTACGATGGTCAGTTCTTTTAATTCATCGATGCGAGCAGGTGAAAGCTCCAGCAATACACGTTTTTTAAAATCTTGATGTGTGTCTAAGAAATCAACTAAAGGCTTAACAGCTTCGGTTTCTTTCTCCCTTTTAAAATATAACACTACGACGTTCATACTTAGTTCAAAGTACTCTATTAGTTTTTTTTCTATTGGTAAAAGCTCGTTCATTATTTTGCTCCTAGCGCTAACATTAAACTTATTAAACTTGCATTCTTTTTATGGTCCATTCTAGCCCATCCTAACGCAGTTGTACCATAACTATTTTGAACATTAACATCAGCCCCTAACGATAATAGTAGTCTAGCAACGTCTTCCCTGTCATTGCAAATGCTATACATTAATAGCGTGTTCTTAAACACGCCTTTGCGCTGATTGACTGATACTAATTTCTTAGTAACAAGCTTTTCTACTACAGTCTGGTAACTATCAGTTCTTAGAATAGTATCAACGTTACTGTCTTCGTGAAATGAGTCTGAAGAAGCAAAGAAACTACTACCTTCCATTAAATCAGGGTGTACACCTTTCCATACGGCAGAGCTTTTAACTATTGCCGATCTACAAAACGAGTCGCTACTTTGCTCCATATGTTTAGCAACCATGTCCGCTGCTTCTGTGTCTATTTCTGTTAACGCTTTATCTAGATGCCTTAGCTTCTCTAATAAAATAACTGTTTCGCTTTTGGGTGAAAGGGTTTCTCTTTTGGTTTCCAAATGCTCTGCGTCATAAGGTGAAGCAGAAGGCACTAGCTCCCATCTGCAACGTCTAGTCTCATCTGTTTCATCGTCGCTAGTTTCTTCTTTTAGTGGAGCTGTAAAAGCTTTGTCAGCTGTTTTTCTGTGTGGTCGTCTCCATAGTGTGGGCGTGTTTGGTAAATCAGCAGGACTATGCCCATGCCATGAAGAACCAATCAAGGCAAAGCTTGTGAACAAAAGTAAAATAACGTTTATCATTTTTATATCCTAATAGTTATTAAAAAATCTACCATGTGAACTATCTTCTCCATAAACTACTTTTCTATATCGTTTCTCTAATTCTTCTGCTGTCGTTCCGTCTTGGGTTTTTGGTAAAGAAACGCAAAGATACCTTAAAGCATCGGCGTAATGAGAATTCATATCGTGCAGTGGTCTATCTTTATATATTTGTCTCTTGCTATCCCATTCTTGACGATAGTTTTCTATTGCTTTTAATAAATCCTTGCAACGCTCATCAATAAATATCTTATTAAATACGTTTCTAACGCAGTCGATACCGTCCATAAGAGAAAGATTATCAGCGATAATAAAATTAATGCCTAACTTTCTAGCTGTCTCAAGTCTAGTCTGTCCACTGCTAAATTCATGAACTGCTATGTCGTGAGGTGCTATATGTTTTGAATACAAATAAGGCTTTTGCAGTATAACTTTAACGTAATGGCTTAGTGCCTCACGGTTATTACTATACTCGTCGATGATGTAGATTTTTCCATGAATAGCTTGAAAGAAGATTATGCTAGTTAGATCTGCATAACCAATATCCCAGCTTGTGCATACCTTATAAGTAGGGTCATAATCAAAGCGTTCTATTCTGCCCTCTAAGCGTGCTTTATCTAAAGAAGAAGACCAGTAAGAACCTGAATCTCTACCAGAAAAAGAACAGTAATATTCTTGCTGGATAATGTCTTCATTGGTTATGCCTTCTTTTCGTTCTTGTTCAATCTCTTCTGGTGCTATGTGCTTAGTGTCTTCGACTGTCAGCTTAAGGGTGAACCAGTCTTTTGATTCTATGGCTATTTTCCATAAGTCATAAAGATGATTAGCTTTGCCTCGAGGCGTTGACACAAACAAACACCAGCCCCCATTATATGCTAGAATGGGCTTGATTAACTGATAACATTTACCACCGTCCTGAAAAAGTGCGTACTCAGTAAAGACAACGCCGTAAGCATTAGAACCGACAAGGTTATTATAGTTCAATGCCCCAATAAGCTGGATAGTGGAGCCGTTCTTAAATCTTATTAGCAACTCTTGGCTGTTCATATTCTCAATTAATTCAGATGG